CTGTATCTTTTTCCCCCGAAAACGACTCAAAGAGCCACGAAAATGACTAGCAAGGTCACAACAGGTCACTTACTACCCCTAGACGGCTCAAACGGGCTTCAAACGGTTTTGGGTAGGGACACAGAAGGGGAAAACGCCCTATTTGGCGTGGAAACCCCTCGAATCCACACGCCATTGAACGATTTGCCTTCATTGGGGCTTGAATTGGTGGATTTGGCCACCAGCATTGGCGTGGAGATGATGCCCTGGCAAAAATTCGCGCTTATTCACACGCACAAAATAAAGCCTGACGGTCGGTGGGCAACGCCCATCAATTGCATAGTCGTGGCCAGGCAGAATGGAAAAAGTTTTTTGCAACAGGTCAGAATTTTGGGCGGGCTTTTCCTGTGGAAAGAACCGCTGCAAATCGGGTCGGCTCACAGACTGGCAACAAGCCTGGAGCAATTTCGTCAATTGATTTCCTTAATTGAAGGTAACGAATCGTTATCAAAGCAAGTTAAACGCATTCGTTGGGCGCATGGTGCGGAAGAAATTGAAACGGTGCATGGAACGCGCTTTATCGTGAAGGCGGGCGGTTCGGCTGCACGCGGTGTTTCCCGACCTGAAACCATTCACCTAGACGAATTGCGTGAAATGAGCGATTTGGAAAGTTTTGCTTCATTGCGTTACACCCTTATGGCTGCAAAAAACCCTTTAGTGATGAGTTATACAAATGCAGGTGATTCCGCAAGCCTTGTGCTGAATTCTTTTAGAGAAAGGGCAATGGCTTCAATTGCTGGCAATGATGATGACATTGGATATTTTGAATGGTCAGCACCAACTGACGAAATTTCAATTGAAAATGCAAAATGGTCAAATCCCGCAATGGGCATCACCATTCACCCTGACAATTTGCGTGCCGTATTCAATGACCCACCTGATGTCGTAATGACTGAAGTGTTGTGCCGTTGGGTGGTGGCAATATCTTCAGCCGTGGACACTGCCAGTTGGGGCAATTGCCTCGACAAGTCAGTTGACCTTGATGTTGAGAAAACAACCTGGTTGGCAATTGATTTATCACCTGACCGCAAGCACGCCGCATTGGTTGCAGCCCAAAAACTTGGAGATGAATCATTTGTGGTTAAATTGCTTCACACCTGGAAAAATGACTTGCAACTAGACGATAAGGCCATTGCCAACGATTTGGCAGACTACGCCCGCAAATATCCAGTTGAGCAAGTTCTTTATTCACGACGCACCGCTGGAGCAGTTGCCGCGCGACTTGCACCCGCTGGAATTCCAATTTTTGACATGGACACGGCTTATCCGCAAGCGTGCGACGAAATGTTGTCGGCAATCAACTCAGGGCGGTTAAAACACCGCGGCCAATCCGAATTGACTCAACAAGTATTGGCAGCCGTTCAATTAAAACGCGGGGACGGCGGTTGGGTTATTGGAAGGCGTGCCAGCGGGCAAATTGTGTGCGCGGCCGTGGCCGTCAGCCTTGTCAGCCACTTTGCGACACGCCAAGACAATGATTTGGACATTATGGTTGGTTAGGTGTAAAACCTTGCGAAAATTGCGGCATGGGTCTATTAGATTTATTTGTGCCGCGTAAAGTTGATGCTGCCGTTCCAGCAGAAGTTGATGCGGCTTCTTTAGCACCGTACTTTCAGGAACAGGGACAATTGTTTTTCGCTGGCATTGCAATGGCAACGCGTGCGGAAGCAATGAGCGTTCCAACTTGTGCGCGTGCTTTAGGAATTATTCAAACCATTTCTTCATTGCCAATGCATACACGCAATGAAGCAACTGGTGAAAAAGTTGCACAACCTCGCGTTATCAATCAGCCCGACCCAAGAATTCCAGGGGCAACATTTTGGGCGTGGATTATTTCCGATTTATTCTTTTTTCCAAATGCTTATGCTTTTGTTTTAGATAGATACGCTGACACGGGAAGAATTCGTGGAATGGAACGTGTTGCACCTGAACGCGTAACAATTCAAACAAATTTACTTGGTACCGAAATTACGGCATATCAAATTGACGGCTCATACGTTGATGCAACAAATTTGGTCGTTTTCGCTGGCCAACAAGAAGGTTTGCTATCGCGCGCAGGTCGCACAATTCGTGCCGCTGCCGCATTGGAAAAGGCTGCAATGAATTTTGCAGTTGAACCAATTCCACAAATGGTTTTGAAATCAAATGGCACATCATTGCCAGCAGACCGCGTTGCAAAATTATTAAGCGCTTGGAAATCAGCGCGTGCGTCGAAAAGTACGGCATTTTTGAATGCTGATGTCACGTTAGAAACTTTAGGCTTTGACCCTAAGAGTATTCAATTAAATGAAGCAAGAAACTATGTAGCATTAGAATTAAGCCGCGCTTGTGGACTTCCAGCGTATTTCACTGACTCACAACAATCCAGTTTCACATATTCTAACGCTTTGGACAAAAGACGTGACCTTGTTGATTTTGCTTTCAGAAATTACATGTCAATAATTGAACAACGCCTTTCATTCCAGGATTTCACTCCCGCTGGAAATCGTGTGTCGTTTGATTTGGACGACTTCTTGCGTGGCAATCCTTATGAGCGTGCGCAAGTTTATGAAATCTTGAACCGCATTGGCGCAATGAGCGTTGATGAAATTCGTGAGGAAGAAGATATGCTGCTATGAAAAAAGTAATCACACCAATGACAATCACCGCGGCTGATTCCAACAGTCGAACAATAAGCGGGCGAATTGTTACATTTGACGAAACTGGCAATGCATCAATTGGCAAAGTGCAATTTGCAAAAGGTTCAATTGACCCAACACCAGTTTTGCTTAACCTCGAACATGACAGAACCCGCAGAATTGGCTCCACATTAAGCATGACCCAAGATGAAACGGGAATTGATGCCGTTTTCAAGATTATTGAAACAACTGCTGGCAATGACAGTTTGGTTGAAGCAAGCACAGGAATGAGAGACGGCTTTAGTGTTGAAGTGATGTATGACGAATACACAACACTTAAGGACGGAACCGTTCGCATTTTAAAAGGCGAATTGTCAGGCGTTGCACTTACAAGCGAACCCGCTATTCGAAGTGCGCGCGTGACTGAAGTGGCAGCAACAACCGCTGATGAAGAAAGCACTGAACAAGTTTCTGACTCAACAATTGGGACAGAAGAAACACCAACAACAGAAGGAGACGAAGTGGAAAACACCGTCAATGACGCTTCAGCCGTAGAGACGGTCGAAGCCGCACAGTCAATCACCGCTGCTGCAAAACCAGCAATCGGGGGAACATTCACAAAGCCACGCATTGAGTTAACTGCTGCCAAGTATCTTGAAAATAAGGTTCTTGCTGCACTAGGAAACGAAGATGCACGCCAATATCTTATGGCAGCAGATAACAACACGACAGATTCCGCTGGACTTGTTCCAACACGTCAATTGTCAGAAGTTATCAACGGCCTATCAACAACAATTCGTCCAAGCATTGAAGCAATTTCCCGTGGAACATTGCCTGATGCTGGAATGACATTTGAAATTCCAAAAATCACAGTTGTGCCAACAGTTGCACAAACAAATGAGGGTTCAGGATTTTCAGATACAAATATGGAGTCAGCCTTTATTTCGGTTCCTGTGAAAAAATTTGCAGGTCAACAAAATTTCACGGTCGAACTTCTGACCAGAACTTCGCCACTTTTTTATGATGAATTACTTCGTAACATGGTTGCAGCAATGGCTAAGGCACAAAACGCTTATGTATCATCAATTCTCGTTGCAAATGCAACTATTGACGGAACTACATTAGCGGCACTTCCAACTGCTGCTGAATTACTAGCATTTGTTTCACGCGGTGCTGCAAGTGTTTATAACAACACAACAGGCTTTGCGCAAAACATTGTTATGGGTTCAAGCCAGTGGGCAAACACAATGGCACTAAACGATAACGGCCGTCCAATTTATATTGCTTCACAACCACAGAATGCAGGCGGTGCATTGCGCCCTGACTCGTTGCGTGGAAATGTTGCAGGCTTAGACCTTTATGCAGATTTTGCTGCACCAGGTGGAAGCGACGACGGCTCAATGATTATTGTTAATCCTTCAGCCTACACATGGTATGAAGGCAACAATTATCAACTTCGCGCTGAATCAACCGCTGACGGTTCAATCAATGTTGGTGTTTATTCATTTGGTGCTTGTGCAATCAAACTTGCTGGTGGAGCATTCCGCAACAACAAGTAAAAAACTAATCATGCGCCGCGGTCACTCCCGAACGTGGCGCAGCAGACGAAAGGAACGGAAATGCCAAGTATTGTTTCAACCGCGCAATTGCGCAGCATTCTTGGCGTTTCCGTTTCCCTATATCCTGACAGTTACCTGGACGAAATTATCAATACCGCTGAAGCGGTTATTTTGCCAATGTTGGTTGCAAATTCAACGGCGGTCAATGCTTATCAATTGAACACAAATGTTGCGACCTATTACACGCAACGTGAACACCATTTTGTTGCTGGCCAATCAGTAATCGTGACGGGACTACCCGCACCTTTCAGCGCAACAGTGACGGTTGTTACAACAGGCTTATTTCATTTCACCGCTGCAATCACAAGTGCAAATGTGACTTTGCGCGACATTATTCCAACAGGCACAGCCACGCTTTCAGGTTATTCTGCCGTTGACATTTACGCCAATTCGCCACCAATTGAATCAGCCATTCTTGCAGTCAGCGTTGAAGTCTTTCAATCACGCGTTGCCGCTGGTGGAGAAATTCAAGGCGTAGATTTTGCTAGCACGCCATATCGCATGGGTAGAAGTTTGACCAACCGTGTCAGCACATTACTTCAGCCATTTTTGGACGTTGAAACGATTTTGCAATGACCGCATCAACAATCGCTGACACTCGCGCTGCACTAGCAAATGCTTTTTCTGCTTTGGCAGCCAATGTTTATTCTTCCGTTCCTGAATCACCAATTCCACCAGCAATTGTTGTTGTTCCTGATTCACCTTACATGGAAGTTGTGTTAATCGGTAAAGGACAAACCAAAGTCAAACTTAACTTTGCAATCACGGCAATTGTTTCATCAAATAGCAATGCAGGTTCATTAGATAACCTTGAAAAACTAATAATCGGAATTCTTGCGGCAATGCCCGCAGGATATGTTGTAGATGTTGTTGAAAAGCCAACAGTGTTAGAGGTTGGGCAATCCCCAATGCTGGTGGCTGACATCAATGTTTCCACCTATTACACACAGACAATCTAAGGAGAAAAAATGGCCACCACAGTAATAACTGGGAGAGATGTCACCTTTACCATTGGTGGCAACAATTTCGACGCTCAGGCAACTTCCGCAGTGCTTTCAAACTCACCAACAATGGTTCGCTATCAGACACTTGACGGTGTTGTTAACCGTCACATTGATGATGAATGGACTTTTGCCGTTGAGATGTTAGCCGACTGGGGCGCAGCATCTTCATTGTGCGAAACACTTTGGGGCGTTACTGAATCAGCACCAAACACAGGAATCACAACAGTGTTGACCGCGGCAAGCGGTGCAGTGTTCACATTCCAGGTACTTCCAGTGTTCCCAAGTGCTGGCGGTTCTGCACCTGATGCACAGACGGTTTCAATGTCATTTGTTGTCATTGGAACACCAGCAGAAAACTTCAGTTAAACCAAACAATCGGGAGACAAAATGAAACTACCAATCACAGTTGAATTCAATTCGGGCGAGTCAGCCACCTATGTGGCTGCTCCACCTGAATGGGTCAAATGGGAAAAAAACACGGGTCACACCATAAGTCAAGCACAAGAAAAAATTGGTATATCTGATTTGGTCTTTTTGGCTTATCACGCCATGAAGCGGGAAGCCGCTGGAAAACCAGTAAAGCCAATTGAAGCGTGGACTGAAACCATTGCTGATGTGGTAGTTGGTGAGGCAGACCCAAAAGTTACGAAGTCGGAAGCCTAAGCAGAATCATTTGGGAATTGGTCATTGCGACTGGATTACCCAAGTCTGAATTTGAATCGGCTGAGGACATATTGACGGCAATCGAAATTTTGGAGAGGCGCAATGGCTGAAGATGCAGTTGCCTACGACAAGGCAGAATTGCGTGCAGTCATTCGCGCTTTCAAAGTCATGGACGAAGATTCTATTGCTGCCGCCAAAACCCAATCCAGCGCGCTGGCCGATTATCTTCAGAAAAAGATTCAATCAACGGCACGGCAAATTAGGTCAAACAAAGTTGCAACCCGCATTGCTGACGGTTCCACAGTAAGCAAGTC